GCAGCGTCAACAGCCTGTGCAAATCCAGTTACAGAACCCCAAATCCTTTGGATTTTGGTCTGTACGGTCTTGCGTGCGTACACGCTGTTCTTAGCGTTAGCAGGAGTTGTTTCACCTTCGAACCAAGCCTGTGGGTGGCTAGAACGTACATTATACTCGTGGGTCTTTCCACCAGCAGGCTTAATATCAATAAGCTCTGCAAGCGGTTGCAGCTTCAAAAGTTCCTCGTGTAGCATAGGGTCTAGATCATAAGGATTAAGAGCAGCCCCATCGCCAGCAGAGGTTAAGGCCTTCTGAAGTTGTGTTTCAACGTTTTTCTTAACGTTAATTTCGGCCATAATAACACCTCGTTATTTAAATTTTTAGTTTAGTTTATTAGCGAGTCTTCATGAAACGCTCAGCAGCCTCACGTAATGACTTAGGCTCCTCAACAACTTCCACTTCTTCCTCACTATCTACTACTTCCTCTTCTACCTCTAAGGGTTTAACGGCAGACTTTCGGTTTGCAGGCTTTTTAAGTTCTGCAAGCTCAGTAGTAAGAGCCTCAACTTTTTCAGACAGCGCTTCGATAGTACCTTTCAATTCGTCAACTTCAGAAACATCAGTCTCGTCAACTTCGTCAACCGTCTGTTCCTCGGCCTGGGGAACCTCTGCGGTAACCTCTAGTGACTTCTTAATGTCCTCTAAAGCTGTAACAATTGCGTTGGCAAAATCTGCAAAAGCGCCAGCTTCAACAAATTCAGGAGCAGGTTCGTCTTCGTCTTCAACGATAGCTTCGGCTTCGATTTCCTCTTCAGCCTCTTCGTCAATAGACATTTCCACATCGGCTTCAACCTCTGCGGTTTCATCGACTTCTGCTTCAGCTTCTACCTCAGCCTCAAGGTCTTTATCTTCTTCTTCGATAACCTCTTCAGCTTCAGCAACAGGCTCCTCAACTTCTAAGTCTTTCTCCTCTTGTGTAACCTCTTCGGTTACCTCTTCTTCTAAGATATTTTCTTGAGTGTCAGGCATAGCATCCTCCTTGATAATAGACTTACTTTTCTCCGAGCAAGGCTCTTCGCACATACTGTGCGCTATGGCGATTGCTTGATCCTGTGACATTTCTGGATCATCATTCATGATCTCAGGAATCTTTCTGGATACACAATCATCAACGGATTCGCCTTCTTGCCTGCACTCTGGAGACTTTTCTATGTCTTGTGTTTGAGTTTTTGGCAGACCAAATTTCTTAATAGCAGATACCATACCCATCTCACGTGCTGCCATACGAAAATCATCAGTCATGAGATTATAATCAAGTTTAGCATCATAGTTAGCTGGATGGTCTACTAATGAAATTTCTGCCAATGAATAATCATTAATGATCCAGCCACCGTTCTCAGTCATTTCAATGTCGTCTAGTGCAATAGCAATGCCGACACTCAATGCACTAAGTAAACCATTTTCTACTTCAAACGCTGCTTGTGGATCAATAACTTTAATTTCTACTTCGTTCCAATCTAATCCGTCACCTTTACCAATAGCTGAAACCTTTCCTACTGGTCGAGGCTGGTGCATATACCTGATGTTGCCCCACTGTTTATACTTTGGTATAGCCCTTTCAGTAGCTTCCCTTGTAATAACGTCACCAACTTCGTCTATGTTGTCGGAGGTAAATTTCCCTCTAACAATTAAAGGTTCGCCAGGATCACTACTCTTGTAGTGTTTTGTTAGCGGAACGCCAATAACCTTGTTTCTTACTGTTCTATCTGACATGTGTTTTATTTTCCTCTGCTACTGCAAGTAACTTTTTAGCAAAGTGAGGGCCATAAACCTTGGACAGTTTTCCATAACCGACTTCTATAATGTCTTTGCACATAAGCGTTTCTGTTCCACCCCTATGTGAGGTTCGTTCAGGCCAATCATCTTGCCATCTATCGTGTAACTTTGCTGTATCTTCTTCAGATAAAAATCTATCAATAATGGTTCCAGTTCTCGTACCTAAACCACTTACTACATTTAGTCTCTGCCCACTTTTACTGGTTGTATACATATAACACCTCAATAAACTACAATTACATTAATGTGCAAGTTGTCAAATTTACTTGCTCTAATGCGATTTTTCACCGATTTCCTTCATCATCCTTGCTGCCATTATACTTACAGTGGCATCAACAAGCTGATAAATTGATCGGACAATAGGATCAGAAGTGTACCAAACCTTTTGTGTTCCACATGACCCACACTTAACTACAAGATTAGGGCCTCTTGTTTGAACTGATTCAACTGTGCTATCTTTACTTACTACTAGTTCCGATCCGAGCACTGTACCAAGTACTGCACCACAAGAATGATTAATGCAATACCAATCTATTACTTTTTTCTCTGGCATAACTCATCTCTCCTATGAGATAATCAAACAGGCTTTTTACAGTTTCTACATCTGCCTCTCGCTGATTAATCTCTTCTGTCATAGCCCTCACCATATAATCTGGTATAATATCGGACTCGAACACTCTAAGTGCCTTGCCCTTACTAACCCTATTTATAGCGAATGACTTGAATTTTTTAAGTTCTGATACTAACGCACGCTCTTCATCATCATGGTTATCCCCCCTTGGTGGGTCTTGATCGTCGTTAGTAGGTTCTCCAGTTTCTGATGGATCATCTGGTTCTGGTTCACGACCTTCTGGTGGTGATCCAGTATCAGGATTTTCCAATGGTGTATTAGATTGTGGAGACACTTCTTCAACTTGATCAACGTACAAATCACCGTTCTCATCATCTCTTGGCTCTTCGCCAAGTTGGTTTCTAATCTCGTTAGGATTGTAAACACCCAATGAGTGGTAGCGCATATGTACTGTTGCTTGTTCGACAGCAGTTAAGAAATCTGGTTTATTAAACTTAAATTCCCAACCTATAATACCAAACTCTCTAACATGAATTTGTTCATAAAGAGCGTTCTCGATAAGCTTAAAGATCGGAACCATAGTTGTTTCATGGAACTCACGCCTTAATTCACGTAGTCCACCAGAACTTATGCTGTCATCAATTCCTAGCTTTGCGCCAGGAGTACCAGTTACCGCTAACGTTTCCGTACGGGTATCATTACGAGCTTCTTGGTAAGGTAAATCTTCTGGAAGCCTGGAAACATTCTCGATCTGTAATTCACCTTGAACAACGACAGGATTCTTTCCAACATTTGAAGCACCTCCATATTTAGATTCAAGAGCATCAACAAAATCATCAAACGCTTCATCACTAATATCTGGAGATAAAATGTAAAAAGCTTCTGGAGTACTTCTATTACGTACATACTCCCTTGCTGCTGTCTGCAAATAAATATCCAATGGTAAAGCGAAGTCTGTTACAGATTCTAGATCAGTACCACCAGTTGGATAGCCTTCCCAATCTGGGTTTACGATGTACACAATATCATGTATATCAGTGTACTCAACATAATCCTCTGTATCTCTGCTCATGTACTGCATAAAAGCTACTTCTTTGAAGTAGCCTTCTTCATCAACATTAGGCACAACGAATCCGTGCATAAAGTCTAATCCTATTGGATTTCCTGTACCATCTCGTACAATGTGAAAAGCTGCTTGACCAAAATACTTCAGGTACATAGCAGCAATCATTAGCTTATATGCTAAGCTGTAAAAATCCTTGATGTTAGTCCAGTCTCTGTTTGAGAAATTATAAAAGTTTAGTAGCTTCTTTCTGTGTAATTCCCTAGCCTGAGATTTAAATTCTAGATTCTTCTTTAACTTCCACCAAGTTCCTACAGTAGTTCTACCTAGTGTACTAATAGATGCACGTACATAACCGTGAATCTTTATAGTATCCATCAAATCCCAAAAAAGCGTGAACTTCTCGTTCACGACATATCCTTCTGTTTCTAATTCTTTTATTGGCGCTTGGTTACTAGGTTCAATTATTTTAACTTTCGTAGTTTTAGGAACAGTTCCTAACATAACTGCCTGCATGTGTGCCTCCGCATAAGATACATCTACACTGTACTACAATCATAATGTATATAAAAATGCAAAAAGGCAAGCTAAAAAGCCTGCCTTTTCAAAAAATGTTCGTGTAAGTTACACTAAACGGTAGTTAACTTGATCAAAATTGGTGGTGACCCTGCTGCATAAGACCACCTAATTCCATCTGGATCGACAAATTGATGAGCATCAACAGCAACTTGCGTCCACCCAAGCTTTTTTGTAGCAGCCTCTACCCATTCTTTGAATGTATTACACTGGACTGGTAAAAGAATTGCGTTACCATTAACCCCTTCTATAGCATCCTTTCTGTACGCATCAATTACTTCAGCAACCTTAGCATGGATACCATTGAAGTTCCTGTACACAACTCTTGCACCACCTATAGCCGTATGTACTACATCCTCTTCCTCAACACCAATAGCTCTTGATATTGAGTGACCCTTATTATCTGGAGAATTAATAGTAGGATCAATTTTCTTTAAAGCCTTGAACAAGTCAATATTATCAAGAACATCATTCCAAGGAAAACCAACAAAGTCAAGCTCAGGCTTCATAAAGTACTTAAAAAACTTTAGGTCGAACTTTGGATTTTGTCCTACCAAAAAAGTATCAGTACCATTTCCTACCCTACCACGTAGCCAAGAAATAATTTTCATCTTAGCCTCGTCTAATGGAACACCCTCTTTTTCTAGGTACTCCCAAGTGATCCCGTTAACTTTAAGAGCACCAGGGCTAGCGTTCTTCCACTGTTCTTCTGTTGGTAGGATAACAACCTCAAGTTCTTCTAATGTTGATTCATCAGAGTTTGGCTCATGCTTCTCATGTATAAAAGCAATGGAAAAAATACAAGCCCCTTCTGTTGGTTCAAAACCAGAAGTCTCAATATCTAAATAAAGTTTGTCTCGTAGCTTCATAAACACACTTTCTACCTTTACGGGGTCTGGTTTAAACATACTGCCTCTCTTCCTTCAGTTCTTCCAATTCCATTGCCCAGCCTTCTCTGTTCTTCTTAGCATACTTGGACATGAACTCTACAAATTCGTAATACTCATCAGGCTCAAGTAGCTCAGAAAAGGATGATGGAAAAGAACTAAATATCTCGTAAAACCATTCAATGAATTTTACGGCTTGATTAAACTTTACACTAGCCATTATACTCCTCTGACTCCATAGCAGCACAGGCTAATAGGTCAATTGCCACTTCATCCCAACTCCATTCATCAGTATTTTTATACTTAGCAAAAGCAAAAAGAACCCGTTCAACAAAAACATCTTTCATATCATAAGGGTCTACCTCTGGATTTCTATCTGATCTGTCTAAAGCAAAGGTCATTATTACTTCATCCAAGTGAGGATTCATCATTAATAAAGATATTTCTAAACCATCGTATAAATTATTCACATCTTGTTCAAATGACGACATTAGCTTATCTCCATGATTTTAATATTGTCACCAACCAAAAAAGCCATCCTTACATTAGTCTTCTCAAGCTCTAATGTTCGCAGGGCTTGCTCTACGGAATCGGCTAGATTTTCATTTTCTACTGGAAGTATGAGAATGTACCTGTTTTCTGGCTTTAACTCTACAATGGACTCTTTGATAGCTTTTACCAAATCTTGATATAGCTCTTCTCTTCTATTAAAAATTGACATACCTTCTCCTTCTATACTACGTCGTACTTCTTAAGTACTATGAGTAGTACATTAGTACTTATAAGTTCTAATATACTATTTTGTTATAGTTGATCACTTGGATACACTCCCCCCATCTAGCATGAGTACACATTTAGATAAATGCCACGAGTACTCACGAAAGATGGGGGGAAGATGATCTACATGTTTGATCTTACAGTGCGGTAAGATAGGGAGGTTAAAGGTCTAGGAAGACCACATGATCCCTCTAACACGTCGCATCTACTAAGTGCTATGAACCGAAGTTCAACTGTCCAGGCGATCCGTTACCAGTTGGTATTAGCACTCATCCCCTTGCCCGTAGGCAGATCGGCGGTGACCCATCAAGGTTTCTGGAAGTCCGTGTATGTCTGTCGGTGACGGAGTGGGTGTTACCCACCAAATGATTTTTTATCTATCACAACTTACCGACGTTAGTTGTGAATTTTTTACATTATACCACATGTGTTTATTTACGTCAAGGTTGCTCGTTGCCAAATTATATATTTTGCTACTTCTTTAATCTGATCTTCAGAGTAGTCATCGTGCATAGCAAGTTTAACTTTATGGGATAGGGGAAATGGCATCTCACCTGTACTATTTTCTACGTACCATATAAGTTGTTTTGTTGGAACTTCTGCTAACAGCCTGGATATACCAAGTGTTACAGTATTTGGTAGCTCATTTATTATTCTTACATCTTCTCCACTAACATTTTCTTTACTACCAACAACAGCAGTTCTAAAGGCTTTTCCACGATCTATTTCAATAGCAGTTTTTAAATATAACCAAGCGTGTGCAAAGTGAGAAGCTCGTAGTTCACGGTATACTGCTACATCCTTTTCTCCAGATGGGGTCTTTCTTTTTTCAACATCACGCTTTATAGCAGTGATATGGTCAATGATTGTTTCTGTATCAATAGGTAAGTTAGGAAGCTCTCCAGGCAATGTCCATTCACTGTCTTTAATACTTGCTATCAAACGATCAAACCCCTCAGACCTTCCGATAACTACGTTTGTCTTTACACCACGATCATCTGTTTTAGTTGACCAATCAACAGTAGTGGCAGAATAGTCAGCAAGTAAAATTTTGCCAAGGAAATCTTTTTGTAAGTCTCTTGCTGCGTGTCTGTTAGGATCAGCGTCAATAACCATCCTTTTAATTCTGAATAGCTTCATAAGCTGCCCCAACCTATCAAACCCTTTATCGAATGGTATTGACTCAAGATGTACAATCTTTGGGTTGCCACCACCTCTTGGAACTTTACCAATAAGCAACTGTAGTTCATTACCTTGGTCAACGCCCATGTAATAAGTTGACTTACCATCGGTGAAGTCCTCGTATTGTGCCTCTTCGTTGAAGCAGTTAATAAGCATATCTTCACGTTCAAGTGAGCCAATACCAAGCTCCCTAGGTTTACCCAGGTTCTTTCTATAGAACTCAGTTATATCTGTAAGCGGATCAAGAAAGATTGAATAAAGGTGCTCTGGTGTGTGTGTCATCATTTGAGATACATGAAAGCCAATATGGTCTTTAGATTTTTCAGGATACTCAGGAACCCAAAATCCTTCCTGTATCTGCTCAAGCGTCAATGGTGTATCACACTTTAGGCATCCAAAGAAAACTTCCTTTGGTCGTTGAAGAGGGCCTATTACACGTAGATTTTTATCCCAGTCAAGTTCTTGTAGGTGTCCACATTTAGGACACTTAACAAACCATTCACGTTTATCACTGTTATTAAAAGTTGCATTTACACCATAGTTAGGAACAGTGGGTGTTGAAAAGAAATATGTCAATCTCCAAGACGAGTCATCCATACGGTTCTGTGCGGTAGCAACATTTTTCATTTCAGATAAATCGAACTCATCAATAAACACTGCATCTGCTGGCATCATACGAGGTTCTACAGTGGACTCCATAAAGAATAAGTATGAACCACCAAATCTTTTTGAGCGTGTTGAATCTGGAAAACCCAGTAGAGTTGACAATCTTTCAGAGTTTCTAATCATTGGATCAACACGAGTTGTAACAAAGTCAATATAGTCTTGCTGTCGTGGAAGCATATAGATAATACGAACAGGCCAAAAATCTGCAAAATGAAACATACGCACTGCTGCCATTGTAGACATACCACACTGCGTAGACTTTTGTATTGACATTGTTCTGGCTATACCAGCAGGGTTTTGTTCTATGTTATATGGATTAGAGACAGCATAGATTTCTTTCATCCATTTTCTGCTGCCAACTTTCCATTCTTTGTTTTCTAACAAATCAACATAGGAAATTCCGTAAGCTAAAATATCCTTAGTCGCTAAGCTCTCTATCCTCTTCTGACTTATCATCTTCCCTCATCGCATCTCTTATTGTTCCAGCGTCAAGCATAAACATTACTTCGTACATATCCGCAGATACACCCTCTTTCACACGAAGATGAATGTCAAGTCTCTTAAACCTTTGACCACATATATGACATAACATGCCATCATCAGTGCTATCAAGAATCCCTAATGCGCCATAGTAAGGGTCGCCGTTTTCATCCAGTAAAGGGCCTTGAGCGTTAGCTTCATCAACAACTCTTACAGTTCCCTCGATTATATCATCATCTCCTTGACTTCCTAATTGTTCCGTGATATAATTGAGAGCATCTTTGGTTGCTTTAAGTGTAGGATTTTGTTCTATAATATTTATGTTAATATCTTTGAATTTGTTACCAAGGAATAAATCTAAAACCCACCTAGCGTGCTGTGCTTGGATACCCAATAGTTTAGCATTGACAACACGCTCAGGAACATCTTCTTGTGGATCATACGTTGCATCAACTTCTAAAACTTCTGCTGACTTTTTGACAGCAGTGACAAATTGCTTTTCCATTTGTTGCATACGCCAGATACTTACTTGTTTACGTGCCACTGCCACAGCTTGAGTAACTTCTGGATATTTTACTAGCCACGATCTGGCAGTTTTAGTACTGACACCAAGTTCTTTAGCAATCTTATACATCGGCCAACCACTGACAAGCATCTCTGCCATAGAGATAATTTTGTCAGGTGTGTCACCTTCTGTCAGTGTCAGTGTCAGGTTGTCAATGACAGTCTGCCACGTGGCAGTGTCATTGTCAGGGTACTTCATAATGTCATTTGTCATAGTAACTCCAATCTGCTATTCGTCATATATGTCAAAGTCATCTTCTAGTTCGGTAAAGCTAATTTCATTTTCATTAACTCTGACATTGCGCCTGCGTTCTCTTTGTTCTTCCCGCCATAGATATGACAACCAATCAGGCCAATCATATGGACTTCTGCCATACTTTTTTTCACAATTACTACAGATAGCAAAACGCCATGTAATGTTTTGCCCACAACCAGCTAAGCATTTATGTGCCATGAAAAACTCCCAGGATATGCTCCTTCAACGAAGATAAGGCAGATACTCGCTTACTCCACACGGTTGTACGTGAAATGTCTAAGATTAAAGAAATTTCTTTTTGTCGAAATCCCGCCACAGATAGAGCGATAACTGCCTGTTGGTCATGCGGTAAACTTCTTACAGACTCTTTTATTATTATTGCTTCAACCGTTTCTAATTTATCTTCCGATAATTCTAATGAGTACTCTTCAAACATGAACACCTCTAATACTATTATTATACCATAAAAATTGATTTTTGTCTAGTCCGAAACAATCGGACATGTGTCCGAAACAATCGGATATTTATATGATCTTGACAGTTTAAAGCTTTTGAGGTATAATTGTTCTTAACTGACTATAGGAGGCAGATATGAATAAATGTTTATTTACAGGAAACTTGGGAGCAGACCCTGAGCTTAAGGAAACTGCTGGTGGTATGAAAATTGCCACAGTAAATGTTGCCGTAAATGGTAGAAGTGTAAAGCAAGCTGATGGTACGTATGAGACTGAAACTGAGTGGATTACAGTAAAAATCTTTGGTGATCGTGCAGTAACTTTTAGTAATGTGCTAAATGTTGGTGACAAAGTTGAACTTGAAACTAGTTACCATAAAAATACTTGGGTTACTGACGATGGTGAAAACAGGTCATTCGTAGAATTTATTATTGACCGCTGGCGCAAGATAACTCCGAAGAGTGAATCAGCATCTGCATCAAGCCCACCTGTTAGTGATCCAGGGTTTTAATGAAGTTTGCTTATCGAGGTGTGGATGATATAATCAAGCGCCTTTTCGATAGCGAAAATTTGCAAGGCGATAAAGATTGGAGTGAAGAAATTCTAATCTATATCGCCTTGGCAATCTATGCTTACGATCAATTGAAGGAAGTAGAAGACACTACATTTCAAAATAGAGAGCTAATGAGACCGTCCTTAGATAGAGCCTGGAGAGAGGCTCTTTGGTTAAGACAGAGACTTACTTCTGATCTAGACAAAAAAGGTACAAGAAACTTTAGACTCACAAGGTTTGGTAACGTTGAAGAAAAAAACAGATGAGCGTAAGTATGTGAACGTATGGGTTGATGGGTCAACATGGCCTAAGAACCCAGGAAAATACGGAGGTTGGGGGGCGGTATTTATTTTTGTTGGCGACGGAAAAAGAGCAGAACTCCATTTAAGTAAAAGAATGAATGGAGGTAATGTTACTAATAATCAAGCAGAGACAGAAGCTATTATAAGAGCGTTGGAGGCTTTAAAAGAACCGTGTCATGTTAGCATACATACAGATAGCATGTATGTCATTAAATGTTTTAAGAAAGTAAGTAATGGTGGTATGCCAAATGCTAATAAAGAGTATTGGTATAGAATGAAGAACATCATTAATAATACTAAACATGACATAAAGCTTATTAAAGTTGAGGGTCATTCTGGTAACGAACAAAACGAACTTGCACACACGCTTGCGTATAACGCTTCGTCAAATAACAGGGAAGTTGAGGAACGCTTCATTGATAGATGAGAGGTTAGCCATATTGAATGGGCTGGACTTATATCGTAGCGTACAGCGTATGCTAGTAATAGACCGTGATGACGGAAGCTGTGTTATCTGCTGGTTTAAACATGGCAGGATGCGCAAAGCAAACGAGGTTCATCACGTTTACGGAAGAGGAAAGAAAGCTGGAGACTGGAGGGAGCAATACACTCGTTTAATGTGTGTATGTAAAGAGTGTCACATGCAAGCGCCTCCTGCTCAGGATAGACACAGCAAGCAAGCATGGGTAATAGAGTTATTAGATAAAGCTAATAAAGAACCTATTAATCCTAACTTTGAACACCAATATGAGTATGACGACTATGACTGATAAAACTTGGAAAGCAGCAGAAAGACAAATAGCAAGGATATTTGGCGGTCAGCGTCGTGGTGCAGACTATAAGAAGAAAGATGGTGGGGGAAAGTCTGACATAATACTTGATGGTTGGTCAATAGAAGTTAAGCATAATAAACGCCCATTTTTTCAACTCATGTTTGATGCTGCTGTGCAAGCTGAAAAAAATAGAGAAAGTCCAACTGACATTCCCATAGCAGTTATACATAAAGCAGGAACGCCTTATAAAGATTCCTTAGTAGTAATGAGGATAGAGACTTTCCAAGATTTCTTTGTATAACCTAAATATAATAATGACAGACCTGTGCGGTTAGTTGAGAACTCCCGCACTTTTTTGACACTATATTGACGTATTGAGGAGGATACGATCATGGATAATTGGTTTGATAACGTATTTGCAGAAGAGGTTTGGAAAAAGAAATATGCAGGGGAGTTCTCTGATATTAAAAACTTCTTTGGTAGTTTGGCTGAGCGTGTTGCTCAATACCCACTACAGAAAACAGACTTTTATAATATGATGTACTATAAAAGGTTTTCCCCTGGTGGAAGGATACTAGCATGGGGAGGTAGACCTGATGCTAGAATCTCGCTCATGAATTGTACTACACATAGTATTGAAGATGACTCGTTACGTGCTATTAGCACAGCTACGGAAAAGGTCATGAAAGCTAGTAGCAGGGGTCAAGGCATTGGCATTGATTTGTCTAAACTTAGACCATATGGCGCACCAGTAAATAATGCAGCAGTGGAATCAACTGGTGCGGTTTCATTTATGGAGCTAATTAATAAAGCTGGAGAAATCATCGGGCAAGAGGGTAGGCGTGCTGCTCTTTTGTTTAGTTTAGATGTTGACCATCCAGATGTATGGCGCAATGGTTCTGATGATATTGTATGTCATAACTGTAATGGTAATGGGTGTATGAAGTGTCGTGGTACTGGACACCTATCCTATGATTTTATTAATATAAAAAACCTCCCTGGAAAAGTCGAAGGTGCTAATATATCTGTAAATATAACAGACGAGTTTATCAAGGCTGTTAAGAATGATGATGTATGGGAGCTTAGGTTCGATGGTGATAATTCTAAAGGCAGCTTTGTAGTATCACGAGAAGTTCCAGCAAAAGAATTATTTAGCGCTTTAGCTTATTCAGCTTTTGCATCTGCTGAACCTGGGGTGCTGTTTGTAGATAATACAGCACGCATGTCTAATTCCGATCTATTTGGATCACGTTGGAAAGTAGTAGGTGTTAATGCCTGCTCAGAACAATTGCTAGACCAAGAGGGTGTATGTAATTTAGGTTCACTAAATCTAAGTGCATATGTGCTCGATCCGTTTACTAGTAAGGCTAGGTTTGACTACGATCTATTTCATTCGGACATTGATAATGCAATTAAGTTTTTAGATAATGTACTAGATATAGAACTTGAAATGGGTAACTATATTAGCGACACGCAGAGAGCATCAATTGAGTACCTAAGAAGGATAGGTTTAGGAGTTATGGGCTTTGCAGATACTTTAGCGATGATGGGTTTACCATACAATATTGACAACAAGGAGACAGCCGACTTTGTTGAAAAGGTGTTTGGTTTGCTACGTGATACATCCTATGCTACGTCTGTTTCATTAGCAAAAAGAAAAGGTGTAGCTAAAGTATGGGAAACTAAAGATAAATGGCAACGTGCCAAGCTGGTTGAAGAGGCTTTCTTTGGAACGTTACCTAGATACCTTAAAGAATCTATTATTGAGTATGGTACTAGAAATATTACCTTGCTTAGTGTAGCACCTACAGGATCAATATCAAATCTATTTGGTGTATCCTCTGGTATAGAGCCTTTGTTTGCTAAGTCTTATATAAGACGCTATAGAATAAATGGGCATGAAGAGTTTGTTGACTACGTTCATCCAGCAGTAGAAAAGGCTATAACAGCAGGTAAATCAGACACACTTTGGGATACTGCATATGAGGTATCTCCTATGGATCACATAAAAATGCAGGCTGCAATCCAAAAGTATATTGATCAAGCAATAAGCAAAACAACTAATATGCCAGAAACATCTACATCCTTAGATGTTGAAGAGATATATTTAAACGCATACGATCTAGGCATAAAAGGTTTGGCAGTATACGTTAATGGTAGTAGAGAAAAACAAATTCTATACCAAAGTGACCAATGCCCCGAATGTAGTGATGGCGGGAACGTTGTACGAGAGGATGGCTGCAAGAAATGTTTAACATGTGGATGGTCTGTTTGCACTTGACAAACTACCTATTTAATGGTATAATACCTCGGTAAACTAAAAGTGGAGGTGTTATGAACAAAGGAACAAAAACTAAAACTGTGGGATTCGTGTCGTTTCTCATAATGCTAGGAGCACTGCTTGCTTTCGAGATCGTTAACTTCAGTACTACAGAGCACGTGCTTCTTGGCATTATGGGCAGAGACAACTTTCTTACACTATCGGTTGCTACATGGTTAGCGATTGCTTTCTGTGCAGCAGACTTTGGTGGTCTGTCAAGAATGTTTACAGAGGAGTCTAACTTCAAGAAAGAAAAATCAGGCGTTAAGCTTATGACTGCTGTGTGGTTATTAGCTGCATCGTTTAATGCTGCATTAACTTACTGGTATGTTTCACAAGTTATGACTGCAAACGCTAGTTACATCCCCCCATTATTTAGGGGCAATGCAGACAATGTAGCTATTGGAGCAGCTATCTTTGTGCTACTAACTAGGTTTATCTTGGTGTCTTCATTTGCACATATGATGGACGTTGGTGGCTTGAACATTAGTTTACCAAGTATGCCAAAGTTACCGTCAAGAAAAAAAGCACAAGGCGGGGGTTCTAGTAGGAGCTATAGTTCTTCACCTACTGGTGAAACAAGAGTTACAGGACTTCCGCAGTCTTTTATTGCAGCTATTGAGGAAGACTCCCCAAAAGTGCTGTAACACCAGTTAAGGAGAAGAAGAAGAAAAAGAAGAAAGATTCAAGGGATAATATCTTCGACAGGTTTAAAGAAAGCTGGTCTATCAATAAAGAAAAGCCTAATAAGGAATTAGCTGGTGAGTTTGGAGTTTCGGAAAGAACTATCTACAGATGGAAAAACCAATTAACATAAGGAGAGGCATGGCACAGGTACAGGTGGAAGTAAAAGCAACAAGATATGGGAGTGTGAGGTTACTGGGGCAAACGTTTTATTATGATGAACGTTCGGAGTATACTCCTCAAACTGCTGCTCAAGCAAAACTATTTCAAGAACTAATTGATACTGCTGAGGGCAGACAGCGCAGGAAACTAACAAAGCAAGAAGTAATTAGGATCATAGAACTAACTGAAAAATATGGATAAGCAGACCACAACGATAAGAACATTACTAAATACGCAGTCTGGCATAGCACATTTTGTAAGCGGAAATAAAACATTATGTGGGCTTACCATTGATCATAAGTTTCTTCATGTTAAAACCATAGCTCGTTTGTGTGATGTGTGCAAAATAAAGATGCCTGGGCACACAGTCTATATACAAAAATAAAACCCCCTACTTGGGGGTTTTTTCTTCTGGATATTTAACCCTAAAACCTAGATACCAAAAGATTGTAGCTAGTAATAACGTTGCTATAGGTACAACCCATGCTTGTGATGCGTGCCAATACCCTATAGAGTATCCAAAAAATAGCATAGCAACGCTATAATAAAATGTTTTTGTTATTGTTGCATTAAGTTTGTCTAATAGTAATTGTGTTCTTTGATAATAGAAGTCATCATCTTTCATATTTCCATCTCCAATTGATTGTACTCATCTAAGTATTTTTCCAGCTTGGTTGACAAAGTAATGTCTAGGTCTTTATAAACATTAACTACGTCGAAAGCTTTAGCAGCTACAAGAAGGTCTTTAACATCCTTAGTGGGCACAAGAAAATCTAGATGATCATGAATGATTAACCACATAACCACGCTCTTATCATCATAGGCGTGCAACTCTTTTTCACGAATCGTAACATCATTTGTTATTTTCTTTGTACTTCCATCGTATGCTTTTATTGCTGCCTGTGTTATTAGATTTCTAGTTCTAGCAAGCCTTGCATTTATATTGTTAATTTTTTCAACAAGTTCTACATACTCTTTCTCTGCTTCAAGCTCAGCTTTTCTAGCTTTAGCTTTATCCAGGGCATCCCTGTTTCCAGCAGTGTCAACAATTAGATCGTGTATTAAATTAAGATAATCCATTTTAGTACTCCTTATAAATATACCATGCTGGTTTAGGTACGCTCTTCCAAACTAGGTCGGTATTTCTCCAACCATTGTTAGCAAGAGTGTACCACCTGATAAATACTATTTCATTATCATAAGCTTTTTCCAGCAAGTTTTTCAAATATACTGCCTGCTCTTTTTCGACAGCAGGATTAGAACAATCATACCATGCGTCCTCACAGGAATAACTTGTCTCAGAAAGCTCTAATGGTTTATCTGTTAATGTCCTAGCAAAATTAGCTTGTATAAACGGGTAGCTTGTCAAACCACTACTAGGCCATCCTGGGTAAGCATGGAAAGAAAAACGATCAAACATTCCATACTTAGCAAATCCAGTAGCAAATTTTTTATGGCGGTCATTATACATACTAAACATTAACTCACCGCCAACTATTGTCATGTTTGGATGAGCCTCTTTTATTATTGGGTAAATATGTGCCATGAACTTACCAAACTCTTCACCCCCAAAATACTCCGCATTTAAATCCCCCCAACAACCAATGTAATAATCCATACCATTACCAAGTTCTTCTGGTGCAGGCTCAGGCTCATTCCAAATACTTATTGTATAAGGATCATACCGATCTAATACTTCGATTACCCTTTGAGCATATGCAGTATAATACTCTGGTTTAGGAGGAGAGCACTCTTTATCTGGATATACACGCCATTCTACTGGAGCATTTTTAATCTGTATAGTATACTGCAATCCATGCTTTTCTATTTCACCGATTGCCATATCAGGTCTATCCCAACTAAGATCACTGAATGTTATATACGTGCCAATTATTCCCCCTGGTTTAGCGAATTTAAAATCTGGATCATCCTTTCTGATACCTTCTAAATATGCAGCAAGAACTACCTTTGGATACCTATTATAAACTATTGGAAGGTTTACTGTAAACTTTTCTTCTACTAACGGTGCTGGTGTAGGTTTTATAACAGAACAGGCAGTTAATAAAAGAAGTAAAATCAGGATTAATTTTTTCACCTTGACCTCCATGAACTATTATGGTATAATTATACCACATATCCATAAAAAAGGAAAGGGTTAAACATGAATGAATGGAGATATACAGACGTTATTAATAGCTGTAGAGACTTATGGCAGTTTGGGCAGGATGAAACTTCTGGGGGTTGCTGTGCCATTATACTGTTATTAGGGTTTGCAGGGTTTATTAGCTTTTGTTTTATAGCAGCTTTACTAGGAGTGTAATATGGAGCCTGATCCAAAAGGTGGTACACAACCAATAGGGGAATTAGTATTAAAAGATGTACAAGATAGAATAGACCTTGGCTTAAAAAGGTATGGAACTTTACTTAAAGCTGATAATGGTCGAAGAGCTTTGTATGATGCTTATGATGAGGTGCTCGATCTAGCAATGTATATAAGACAAGAAATCTACGAAAGGTATGGTGAATAATGAATCTACCAAGAGTGCTTATAAAAGGACTACTCGCAGCATTTACGGGTGCTGTATTTATGATAGTCCTTGGAGACTACTTTGATCTATCAGAGTTTTGGAGAACTGGAGTTTTTGTATTAACAACGTTTGCTTGGTGGAGTGTTTTACTGGAGAACGAATAATGGATAGCTTTTTAGGAACGCTTATCGTGTATATCTGTATTATTCCTGCCACATTTATTCTAGGTGGATTAGGAATTAAAAAGGTTTTAGAGGTAGTCGGCGCTCTTAAAACTGAAGATATGTATGTAGAAGTACCACAGGTTTTATATACAGAAGATGTTGTTGGTGCTGGAATAGAGGCATACCAAAGAACCTTACCTACTGGAGCAAGCAGAGTTAATCAGAAATTAGTATTAATGTGGGATACTAAAGTGCCAAGAGCTTATGCAGAAAGGCGCTATCGTGAAGAAATAGAGGAGTATGGTGCTAGTGTAAATGTATTTATAAAGGAGTTTTAAATGAGCAATTTGTTAATTATACTAATTACGCTTGTTTTGCGTCTAGATATATTGTGGAACAAGCTACCAGAAAGACCAATGGATATGACTAAGGCTGCTGCTGTAGCCTTAGTTGACGAATTAGATCAGTACTATCCAGACAGTAACCCATTTGATCCTGAAGTTTATTTTGATAGTATTAGTGGAGCACCTCCTGGGTGGATAGCAGCAACAGCAGTACAAAGGGGCTTTGGTTGTACATCATCTATGGTTCTTAATGTAAATTTAGCATATGAAACCCACCCGTTCTATAATACACCACTATGGGTATCTACTATAGCTCATGAGTTATATCATGTAAAGCAAGGAGCAGCATGTTTAATGCCAGAGCAAACAGTAGAAAATGCTGCTAGTATTGCTTCTCACGTAGCATTATATAATGCTTGGAGAGATGGTAACAGCCTAGCTTATTACGGATTGTTGTATAGTTTGCGCAGAGAATTTACCTTAGCTGCTGCCGATCTAATGCTACAAGAAGACCGTGATCCTAATGAACTGTTTGATAGAATGAAGCTAACAACCAGCGAACGAGCATACTTTGATAAAGCTGTATCAAATCCTAGCAAGTTGAGCAACCAGGGAAATCTTTATTGGACAGCCTTTGCTACACAGCTATTAACAGATGAAGACGGAGTATTTAGTAATCCAGCGTATGTTGAAGAGGTTGATACTAGTGAGCTAGCAGCATGGATATTAGGTTTAAAAACAAACCCAAGAATAATAAGACACGGTAGATACCAAAGATAACTGTAACAAAATAGCGTTTACTACGTTTATCTATATATAGACTCCTAGGAGGGAATCATGAAGATAAACCGTATTGTGAACGCTATCCTTATTTCTTTTTTGTTTATTCTTGCTGCTGTTGTTATGGTTAATGCACACAGCACATACGCAGCAAATATGAAATGCCCCAAGAATAAAGTCTGTTTCATTGCTGAGCATGAAGTCACACACGAAAAGGCGTGTAGATTTAATGCGAATAAACCCTGGCAGTGGGTGTTGGAGAATGGTAAGAAAATAAAGTGCGGTGAAGACGAAAAACCTAAGCCCTCTCCTACCCGCAGACCACCTAATCCAACACCTAAGCCAACAGATGTTCCTGATCCTACAGAGAAGCCTAAGCCAACAGATGCTCCAACTGAACCTGCTGATCCTGTAGTAACAAAAGAGAAGGGAAATCCTACGCCAACAGTAGCAGTAATACAACCTACAGTAATAGTAGAAAAGTGTGATTGGTGTGATTTATTTAGACGTTTTGTGGAAGCCCACGAACGGCAAGCCGACGCACTAGAGGGGATAGAAAAAGAACTAGCTCGATAAGAGCTAGTTTTTCTTTTACTCACACTGAGTAAACTTTTTGTTTCAGTATTTTGGGGGTTTAGTATTTACTGGTAGCCATGTTTCTTTAACATGGTGGGGATAATATTGCTCATGCTTTGTACATCGTGTACAACGGCGACGTATATCCATCTTAGGCGATCCTAGTTCCACGTTAACATAGTAGTGGTAGTTGTGCTTTCCTAACTTACACATTGTATCCATCAGTATGCCTCTATGTCAACAATATACTGTATAGTATCGAACACATTTCTAACACGTACGATCTTACGGCGATCCTGCTCAAGATTCCAAGGGATATATTTATTGTGTGGTCGGTCTACCAGAAACACAACACTACACACTTTAGATAGTGCAGCAGCATTTGTAGCACTATCTTCTAGAAATACTGCTATGTTGAACTGCTTAGCGATCTTAGCTTTATCAGGATTAAAGATAAGTGCCCTCTCACTTGGGAACCCATTTTCCCTTAACCAAAAATTAGTAACGCTCACCAGATTGTGCGTAAGCGTTCTAGCAGTAACAAAGTATGGTGTATGTCCTAAATCCACCAGAAAACGCACAGAGGCAGCAGCATACTTGAAGGGGGTTACGTTTCTATAAGTTTCTGGATCAGCAACAACCTCGTCACATATCTCTTTAGGGGCATTAGATTGATCGTGTAGAAACCATTTACTCTCATCATGAAAAGTATATCCCTTATCCTCCAGTATCTTCTTCATTGTGCTATGCGTATCAGCTACCACACCATCTATATCTATTCCTATTCTCATGCTGTCTCCTCTGCTGGCACTACTAATAAATTCTCTGATAATGATATTGAAAAGATATAACCAGCTTTTGCAGTTTCCATATCTGGTGCTATAATTTCGCCAGCTTCTACCCATTTATAGCTCATGTATATTTTATCTTTCAATACTGGACTTTTTACATATAGTGATCCATTCAAACCTCCTAAAGCTTTAAGCTCATTAGCCAGTGCATACTTATCTATTTTTAATAAATTAAATATATCTAATCCTCTTGACCAGAAGCTATCAAACGGCTGTACTTTTGTAGTCATTTTATTTTCCTTTTAAAAAATTAAATTTTTATTGTTTTATTTTAAAAAGATATTTTAATTTAAAATAATTTTTAATTGTGACTAATTATATCACAACCCTAGACATTTGTAAAGACCTGTGGTATAATTGCTCTATGGATAAAGTTTACTTATTATTTCTTTACGGTGAGAATAGGGATGAAGACATTTGTGGTATGCTTGCAGGTGTGTTCTTCTCTGCTGAAGAAGCTGAGTCAGAAGAAACACTTCTCAAGGCATGGTCTGAGTTTAGTTTACATAGAGACTATGACTACCGCTTTCATACGGTTGAGGAGGTAAAGGCAAACGAAGTTATACTCAGCTACTTTTTTTAGATTTTAGGAGATAGCATGGAACTTGAAGAGATGATGGATGTTGTTGTGCCTAAGACACGAGTTGACTACTGGTTGCCTTGGGAGATAGGATTCTTAAATTGGCTCGGTGATGTTAAGGAAGTTCAGACTAGTGAGATGCTAGAAAAGGATACCTATCGCTTAGCCTGGGGCACTGAGATAACCATACTTGGTTTTACGTTTTTCTTTGAGAAGAGAGTTGAAGTGTATGATAAGACTGTGAGGATGACACGTGAATAATCTTAGGGTACTTATTTATTCCAACCCATTAGTTGTAAACAAAATATCAAAGCAATTCTTATACTGGCGGGATAGTGGTTTTATATTTACTAAGAACTTGCTTAAGCATTTTCCTAGTAACTACAGGGTAACCTGGGTGATCCCAGACAAGATCAAAGATACCAGTTGGTTTACGTCTGCTCATCCAAATGTAGACATTCTTCCATACCCTTATTCAACCAGCATCCACCAGAATCGCTATGAGTTCTACGGCGAAGTATTTAGAAAATATTTTCCATACACTACAGACATTGACGTAATAATTAACAACCAACCAGAGGTAAGCGCCAATCTTCGTGCATGGACTATGAACCAGAAAAGAGACATGCCTTTGATCTACTCATTCTTTCATTGGATAGACTGTAAAGAGAGCAGAGCATTTGCTCAACCTTTAGGTGGTTACTTCTGGAGACAGTTCGATGGTGCTCTACATTCAGATGCTGTATACTTTCACAAGTTTACTGGTGCTCATAAATTTTATGAAGAGATGATAGAGCAGGGTGTTAGTGATAAGCTGTCGTTAATGACTTGGAGAGAATTTGCTCCACCACCTACAATCTATGGTGATAAGCCAATGGAGCTTCCAAACAAAAAGATCATCTTGTTTAACCACAGACTAAATAATACAACTAATTGGAAGATGGTATATGAGATCGCTGAGCGTATCTATCAAGATCGCCAAGACTTTGTTTTATGGTTTACAGATGAGGGTCGCAACTTAGCTAACACAAAGAAATTTAAAGAGTCTCCGTTCCTAGTAGTTAAAGAAATTCCTGATGAAAGCTATGCCTACTTTATGAAGAAAGCGTATTTTGCTGTGTGTGCTCACAAAGGATACTCAACTTGGAACATGGCAATACTTGACACAGTTGCAAATGGGTGTTATACTTTAGTTCCATTCGACGGTGTGTATGTAGACATGCTAGGTACTGCTGGTCAATATCACAACTTTACCGATCTAGAGGAACGTATGCGTGAAGCTTTAAGTTCACCAGTAGCTAAGTTAAAGACTTTTAATAGCCTAACACAGTCGCACATTTACAGAAGTTTGTTAGTGCCACTACGAGATATAGTTAACGATATGCACTCAGATATTTTAGGGATAGTAACAAATGCAAAGCAGCCTGCTAAGTATGACAAGGTTCGTGACTATATTGAAGAAAAGGGGGTAGCAACTAAACGAGACTGGGTAAATGAGTTCTGGAGTTTCCATACCAACAGCAACTTCCAGAAGATCAGGTGGAGTTTATTATTAAACGGTTTCAGTGATAACACAAAAGAAAAGGAGTCAACCTATGAGTACCAAGCGCCTTTTTAAAGTAAGTTTCGAGGGAGCAGCTTTATTAGAATTAGATCAAGAAGTTTTGGATCAAGTAGACGATGAGTGGCGAGAGTCATTGTATAACTTACAAGATGATGAAGATGTTGCAACACACGTTGGTTTTAATCTCATTTTTAATAACTGGAAATTATCACACCTAGATGGGTTTGCTAATTTGCCAGACACTATGGCAAAGATACTTGGTAGTAGTGTTGAGTTATATGCAATTTGGTCGGAGGAAGTAACAGATGAAACGTAGTGTGCAGGCGTTGTTCTTTGTGTTTCTAATCTCATTAATACTTAGTTTGCTACTATTCGGCATACTAGATACAGTCAGCCCTGCTAGAGGATATGTAGTACTGATCTCTATCATGAACATTATAGGCGCAATAGCCTCGATGTTAATTGTCTCTGGAGTAGACACTGATGACGCTTAGAGCTTTCTTGCTATACTTATTAGCTTTTATGGTTGCTTATACTATCATAAAAATTTTTTACCCAGAATTACCAATGCTGATCTATTTGTTTTCTGCATATGGATTAGTGGAATTTGTAGAGGATATACTAGAGGCTATACAAACTAGGAAGAGACGATGATAAAAGATATAATTAAATTCTTCGGCATAATCTATTTAGCAACCATTGCCATAGAAATATTTATACTAAGATTAGTAGTTGGCTTACCACTTTCCGTTGATGTTTGGAAAGGTATATTACTAGGCTCACTAGTCATCGTAGTTATAATTATAGTGTCATTTATATTAGAGGAGGTATTTTTATAATGTGTGAAGTCTGTGAAAAGATAAAAGGATCAGATCAGTACAAATATTGTATGCAGGAGTTAGAGGCTGCTGGCGTTGATGAAGATCAATTTGATATTTTAGAGAACATGGTGTTTTCGATAATCTTAAGTTACGAGATAATTTTAGGGGCTAATGCGTCCATGCAGGAGATATTGTTCTCTGCTCTCAAAGACGATCTTGATGAAGATGATAGTGATTATCTTGTTTTCCCCCTAGATAAAGATAGGATGAACTAAGTGAAGAAAATACTTTTTCTTTTAATGTTGGTAGCCACGCTGCTTTCAGCGTGTGGTAGTACTGAGGTTGCTGGAATGGTAGTGAACAAAATCTACGAACCAGCTAGACGATGGACTCAGTTTATACCTATGCCAATGGGAAAAACAATGATGCTTGTTCCTGTGGTTCACTACGACGACGAGGACTTTATACTAGTAGTATATGACAAGGAAGAAGATAAACTTCACCATCTTTATGTAGATGAACGTACATGGAACAGTTTTGAAGAGCAGGACTATGTTATTATGCCTAGCGAATATCAAGATGATCCCATAGAA